TAATCAAACTCCACTACGTGGATGGCTACGCCGTTTGATTATTACTGTTAATTTAGGCATTTTTTAATATTGAATTAGATTATAATTTTCACAAATAAACTAATTTTTGGCATTTTTTCCTTGTTTTAGGAGTTTTTCATGATTTTAGTTCTCTTTTTTAAGTTTTAGTGCTTAATTTTAAGTCTGGATTTTGAAATCAACAAAATTATAAATCGTTGATTTTATATGTTAAAGCTTAATATGGTCACATAATGAAAAATATATGTCATAAAAAATATTATCAGTAACAAATATCGAATTAAAATCGTTTTTATGTTTTATAATATTTGTTATCATTATAAATAACAATTATTATAATAGTTTGTATATTATCATCACAAATTATTGTTGAAATGATTTCAACAAAAATATTAACTATGTTTGTTACCTATTATGGTATAATTTAATTTATTAACTATTTCATTGTGTTAACTAAAAAATTGAGTTTGAAAAATATTTTTTGATACTAATTATATTATTTATGTTAAAAAGCAAAATTCTGGATTTATTATTGAATAAAGAAAAGAAAAAAGAAATGAGTGAATTAATGAAATATAGAACATGTTTTAGTTCTAGAACCTGGTTTGGCCATAAATTGGATAAAGTGAAAAGTGGCATCCAAAAATATTTAAGGAGAAGAGAAGATAAAAAAATGCTATGGTGTATCGCGGAAATTTATTTGTTTGAAGTTTTTGCAGAAAGTCAATCCGAAAAAAGGGCAACGAAGGGTATTGTTACTAATATGATTAATAGGCTTATAATAATGTTGGATGAAGAAATGTTATTTGATGAGACCGAAAATTATTTAGTAATTAGAAAATATATTGAGAATTTTGAAAAAAGTGGGCGAAAGAATTTTATGGATTTAGTGATAGCCGCGAAAATTTTGGTGAATTCACGGGAATTAAGAAGAAATAGTGATATTCGGTCTTTTTGGGATTATAATGTTAGGGACCTTGAAGAGGCTGAAGAAAGTGATGAAGTTTATTTTAAAAAATTTAAGGAATGTTTTGAGAGAAAAGATCATGAATGTTTTAAGTGGATGTTTAAGATATTTAACAGAGGAGCAGTAGGAGATAAAACAAGGTTTCGGCGAAAAGAAAATATTTATATGATTTGGGAATATTTATTTAATTTAAAAAAAATAAAGGAAAGTCCAATTTTGAAAAAATGTCTTGAATATAAATTGGAGGATTTTTATAAAAAAAATAGAAAAGAAAGATTTATATTTCTTAGTGCTAGTATAGACATAGCATTACATTCCGAAGCTAAAGATAAAGGATCCTGGGGAAGCACGGATAATTTTAAAATTATAAATGATTTGAAGAAAGAATATGATGATAGATATAGTAATCATGAAATAATTTTGAGAGAAATTTTTGAAGATAGGATAGATTTGGAATTTGATGATTATGTTATAGATATGCATTGTAGTGAAGGTCGGAAATTAGGAAAAAATAAGAAAGATTTTAAAACAGAAGGTGGGTTGGTTATAAATGAAGATAAGGAATATTTTGTTAAAGAATGGCGAGATGTTTATAATAGTTTTGATGGAACTAGAAAATTATTGAAAAGTGTAAAAAAAGGAAAAAAAGTTAAAAAAGAAAAAAAAGTTAAGGGGTTACCCTTCAAAAAAAAAGCAGTTTCGGAAAAAAAAGCGGTTGTTCCTGAAAAGAAAAAAAAGGGAAAAACGGATAGAGAAAAATTGCGATCCGAAAAATATAAAAGAATTAAGAAGATGAGAGGAAAGCCAAATTTTGATGACCTGGAAAAAAATTTGGAAAAGATTGGTGGAATTGATACGAGTAAAATAAAGTTGTGCTCCGAAAATACTTGTGGAAATAAAGTTATGTGTTTTGAATATGAGGGAAAAATCTGGAAAGAAGGGCGGAAAAGCATGAATTATAATAGGGATTATTGTGTGTTGGATGAATGTAAAGAATTATTTGGTTTAAGGAAAATTGGAATGAAAAGAGTATTGGCAGATTTTAGAATGGAAAAAATGGATAAAAGTAAAAAAAGTTGGAAAGATAATTGGGTTTTAAAATATATTAGTGAAGATGACGAGCCGGTTGTATATTGTGTAATGGATAAAATAGTTCATTGTAATTGGAAAGTTCCCATGGAAATAGGTGTGATAAAGCATTCCTTCCCAGGTGTTAGACGCCAGCTAAAAGAATTTGTTAAAATTGGAGTATTCCGGGGAATTTTTAGATGTAGTGATTTTAATTGTAGAAATGTTCTTGTAGGATGTGATAATGGTTATTCACAGCAGTATTTTGTAAGTATTGATGAAGGAGATATTGGAAAAAGATTGGATATTTTGGGGGGAAGAGAAAAATGGTTGATTGAAGCTTTAAATAAGGATAAGAGTATTATTAATGAGATTAAGGATGAGTGTTTTGGTACTGTTGGTAAGATTGGATTGGTTATTCAAAAAATGAAGGAGCATAAGTTTAGTGATGAATTGTGTGATGAAGTATTAAATAACTGGAATAATTTGCGTAAAGATTTGGAAAGTGAAGGTGTGTTGTTTGTGTAAATAAAAATATTGTTGATTATAAAATATATAAAATTTTTTAATCAAACATGTTTTACCTGTCCCCAAAAATCATAATGATGGGAATGGGTATATTGAGCAATTATTTTTGCAAATATAAAGAAAAATAAAGCTGTATGACCGTAATTAACGCCAGGTTTAACCAACATCATTATAGACGCAATAACCATGATACCAGCACCTAACGTAAATGGATCCGTCAATATTGTATTATTACTATTTGTCAAATCCATATATCCTGCTATCGCTAACATACTAAACCCAATTATTTTTAGTATTAATGAATATTTTTTAAATATACTTGTCTTTTTTATTGCCATATATTATATCTAAATAATATATTAAAGATATCTTTAAATAAAATAACATAATGTCTGAAATGAAAACCGAAGAAGAAAAAGTAAGAGAAGTTGTCGAAGATATGTGTCACGTTGACTATAAAATGGGAATGAAACATATGCACGATGATTGTATATTTATTCGTCCATCTGGAAATCCATTAGATAAACAGGGGTGGGAAGAAATGATGACTAATGCTGATGTGAAAGTAGAATCAAGCAAACTTGTTTCTATTAATAGATTAAGCATTTGTGGTTGCTGTGCTTATGTATGTTATACACAACATGGTAGATTTAATTATAAGGGTACCGAAAATGATGATGTTGCTGTATTTACATCTGTAATGCGAAAATTTGATGAAAAATGGATGGTTGTTCAAGGACAACGATCTACTGGAAGAAAACCCGATGATGCGCAACCACAATTTTAAATTGATATAAAAGTATAAATATCTATATGTATATCATATAACTATGTTGGCAACTGCTAAAACAACAATTCAATGGTTAAAAATGACGCATCTAAAAAAATGTAATATTAATAGCTGTAGTTGCGTTAAACAACTCACACTATTATATGTTACAAATCCAAAAAATGAATATGATGAAAAAAAACTAGAGCGTAATATTAAAATATATGAACACGTTTACAAAAAGTGTTTTGATAAACAAGTTAAATAAAAACAACTTATTTTATTTATAATATGAATAAAATAAGTAAAACACAATATATTCTTAATACGATTGATTTGTTAAAAAATGAATTTAAAAATGAACCGGATTTTATTGTTTCATTTAATAAAATTAAGGATACTGTTTCTCATAGCGCACCAGAAATTGTTTCTCAACGATGGAATAAAATATATTTTTTTTGCGTAACATACTGTAGAGATAACAAAAATCCGGCTCACTTAAACGCTTATAAAATTTATCATGACCGAATAAAAGAATATTCCAAATTATATCCTGAGAATTAATTAAATTGACAAAAAAGTATTCACTGTTTAAAATAAATCAAAATATGAATACGAATACAAACATGGATGTAAATTTAGATGAATTACTTCACAATCCGATTTACATGAATTTAATGAAAAGATATATTAAACTTCAAGATGAAAAATCTGTAGAATTAGAGAAGGTGAGGAAGGAGGCGAATGACAATGGAATAGCCCTAATTCATAAAATTTGGGCTAAACATGAATGGATTGATAGATTACACGAAAAAATAAAAATGCTGAATGAAGAAAAAAAAATGCTGAAAGAAAAATGCTACCATTTACAAGAAAAAATTTACCTATCAACAGGAGAAACAGAAAAACTAGAAATATTTAAAAAATATTATGAAAAAAGAATTATTAAATTAGACGCTCACGAGTTTGAAAATTTGCGTAAACAAGGCAAATACATAAAAATTACCACACAAATGTTATTTGAAGATTATCTTTGGTGGATTGATCATGCTAGCTCTTCTAAGGCAGAACGACTGTTTCGGCGGGAGAAAACTGTTTCGGGGCATAACATCGCAATTGGCAAAAGTACTGGATCTAAAGGATTATGGGCCTTTTGCCAATATAAAACTAAGACTTTTGAAAATGCATTGTGGGGTTATAAAATTAGTGAAGAAGATATTGATGAAGAAGATGATGAAGTCAATTAATTCAATCTAATTAATTTTGCCTCATAATTCCACACTGTAAAATACTTGTAATGAGCTCCAAACATTATAAAATGCGATACTAATAACAATCCTGCTCCTATCGCTATTGTATAAAACTCATTATATAAACTACCATAATCATAACAAATTTTTTCTGCATAATCAAGTAGAACACTATAATATTCTACTTGTTTTTCTGTTTCATATATCGATGAATTTAAGGTTGATAATACCGATCTACCTTCTGCTATTTTTTGTAACGGGTTAAATTCTCCATTTGTCAAACCCCTCCCTATTTTTTTACTCATACCCATACTCTCCTTAAACATTTCAGAACCCGGATTTGTTATCGTATCTTTTGTTGTATCCACTTGTCCCATGCCACTATCCAAATACCGTTCTTTCATATTTACTATACCATTATATTGACTCAATATCATCAATGCTACATTATCCGCACTATTTACATGTTGTTTTGCTTCGGCTATATAATAAACAGACTGATTTTTCGCCTGATCAATCATCCTCGAAAAGGCATCACATGATTGTTTTGTATAATATGATGTTCCTACTGTCATCGTAGATGTCACAAATATACCTATAGAAAATCCATAAAATAAAAACATCAATACGGTTCCGACAACACCCCATACTATTTGTGTTGATTTTTGACTACAACTCTGGAATATTCTACAACATTTTCCCATTCTCGTCTTCTTATTTTTACAACAACAATAACATCCTATTTCCTTCGCACCACATTCTCTAGACGTTTCCAAACTGGTTATACTTAAACCATGGAATAATACACACATATGTAATACTATAAAAAATGCCATTGACATTGTATAAAAATATTCGAAATTTGATATTTCAGCTTCTGGAACATATTTTGTTATAATCCCTGAACAATTTACTAGACCTGTTGATATAAAAAATGAAGAAATAATTGTTAAAATCATTCCTAGTATTGAACCGCCAGGCAGATTATCTATTGATACATCATAAAACCATGATAATGTACCAAAACATTCTTTACAATGCATAATCGCATCATTAATTTCTATTTTACCATCCAAATCCCAATCCATTAACTTTTTTATTTTTTCTTTACCATTTTCTAATCCTTTTTCTATCTTATCGCTTAAACTTGAATCATATGATTCAGTATCATAAGTCGTAACTGGTACTACTGTAGACATTAAATTAAAAAAATATTTTGTATTTAAATCTCTTTTGCTAAGTGTTTTTTATTTTTTCATTAAGTAACTAGGTATTCCTACCCAACCTATTTCTCTATCGATCCATTTATATGGGTAAGTTTCAGGGTCATAATTCTCGCCTTTTTCATTATTTTCTTGACCCCACATTGGTTGCAAATTCGTCCAATGAAAACACATATATTTTTGCTCTTCATCATTTAAATCAAAACTCCTACACGGTCTTCTATGGTCTACTTCCCAACCTCTTCCACCTTCACCATCCTCTTTACCCATATTATCCCAATTCATACCACTATCTCCAAATTGCGATTCTATATGATTGTATAAAAGTTCCACACAACAATTTACATATTCCATGGTTCGTTTATTTTTGGAGGCACCCTGTGCTTTCAAAGCACTCAATACTCTACATCGCATGTTTTGTTTTATTCTATATATTGGATCGTTTTTATAGCGATCTTTCTCATAATCTTTATTCTTTTCACGATATTCCTTTTTTTTCTCCTTTATTTTCTCTTTATTCTTTTCATACCATTCCTTTTTTTGTTTTTTTATTTTCTCTTTATTCTTTTCACGATATTTCTTGCTGTATTTCGCATCTTGTTTTTTTATTTTCTCTTTATTCTTTTCACGATATTCCTTTTTTTTCTCCTTTATTTTCTCTTTATTCTTTTCACGATATTTCTTGTTTTTCTCCTTTTTTTTCTCTTTATTCTTTTCATACCATTCCTTTTTTTGTTTTTTTATTTTCTCTTTATTCTTTTCACGATATTTCTTGCTGTATTTCGCATCTTGTTTTTTTATTTTCTCTTTATTCTTTTCACGATATTCCTTTTTTTTCTTTATTTGCTCTTTGCTTCTCAAATTCCCCCCACTCCATAATCGCAATTCATTTTTATATATATAATAATGACCTTTTACTCTATCTTTTACAGAAGGTGTGATTGGGTGTGGATTTTCCAAACTACCTAATCGATGACTATTCATTGTAAATAATTTAGAGATTGATATTTAAATCAATTTTATATAGTTATTTGTAAAAAATTGCCGAAAAAAAATATTTTTTTATTATGACTAATCATGAATTCACACTTAAATCTAGAACAAAAAACAACGGCTCAACTTATAGAAATATGTAAGAAATTAAATGTATCGTCAACAGGAAATAAATCAGTGCTAATAGAACGTATATTACACCCAGATAAATATCAAAAGAAAAAGAAGAAGATTAAGGAGAGCGGTTTTACTGCACAATATTTCAATGGAAAAAACTATGAGACGGCAAAAATAATTGGTAATTTCTTTACTGAAAATCATTCAGCTAAAATTAAGGCAGGAAATAGCCTAGAGCATGATGTTGCTTACGACGTTCAGGAAAACAGCCCATTCTCATATTACAAGGGTAAAACAATCAACGATCCCGGAATTGTAACACCGTGCGTTATTGCATCGTGTCGCTTCTCTAAGGATCAATACGAAGGATTCGGCCTAAATTGCAAAAACAAAAAGGAAGTTGAAGTGGACTTGGTAATTATCCACAATGGCGTGGTGTACCTTGTTGAATTGAAAAACGGTTGTGATTTTGATACCAAGAAGAGCAAAGGTGAAGTCCAGAGCTTGGAAGCGACCAAAACACTATGTGAAAAGATAGGATTTACAACCGTAGTGCCCTACATCTGTTGCTATGATGCAAATGATCTAAGCGATATGAAGCTCAAAACCACTATGGGACAAGTTAAAACTCTATTGTATAAAGATCTTGCAGAAAAATGCGGATTAAACGGGGTTGAAAGTAAAAATCGTATTGATAAAAAAATTCAAGCAAGAGCAGATGAAAATCTAAATAAATTAAAAAATTTCGTAACCAGAATATCTAATCTCTTATAAAATAATTAAAAAGATACAATGTATCTTTTTTTAATTAATAATTTTTGATAACTAAGTGTTTTGTGTTAATTTCATTCCCTACTCTACCGGAATGCAACTTAAATCTATATTTCTTATCATATTCATCAATTATGTAACCCTTATATAATTCTTCAATGAATGGAGTTTTCCCAATGATCATCAAACATCTTATATTGGTTTCTTTAAAACATTTCGCTAATTTTCTTTGTTCATCTTTTCCAAATTGACAATAACCATAATCGGTAAATTCACTGTCATATGGAGGGTCTAAAAACATAAAATTATTTTCATCATTGTAATTGGTAAAAATATATTCAAAACTTTTATTGTATATTTCGGTTCTTTTTAATAATTTTTCGTAATTTTCATTTTTCAATATTTCATAATTATATGTTTTATATCTACCAAAAGGTATATTAAATTTTCCTTTCTTATTATATCTTAACATTCCTCTGAAACATGTCTTTCTAAGATAATAAAATCTAGCACCATTTTCCAATACTGTCGCAGGTTCTATACTTCTAACTTTATAATATTCTTCTTCTGTATTTGGATGTAATTTCATAAAATCATATATTTTATCGCTATAACCATTTTTTATAGAAGTATAAAAATCAACCAGTTCTTTATGAACATCATTTATCACAGCCTTTTTAGGATTTAAGTGAAAGTATACCGCACCGCCACCAACAAATGGTTCAATATATGTATTGATATTCTCAGGTATCCATTTTGTAATTTCTGATAATTCATCTTTTTTTCCTCCAGACCATTTAACAATAGGCTTTAATTTTGACATTGTATTTGTAATATATATTATATTTATTTTTAAATCAATTTTTAAATTGATATAGAATTAATAGTCTATTTATCATTAACTACATGAACCTCTTACAATCAGAAATACATTTTCCTGATAATGTTTTGCGAAATATTGCCAGGTTTTTACAACCCATCGAAAATAATATAAAAATCAAGATTGAACAATATACTGGATGCTATCGCGGCACTCACTCTTTTACAGATTATTGTGATTTGTGCCAAAATATTTATAAAAAACCAAAAGTTTACTTCTATTTATTGAAAAAAGGCAATAAGAAACTATTTAAGGATTTTATAGAAACAGTAAAAAAAATAACACAAGATCCCGATTTCCCCCTTAAATCAAATCTCGAACAATGGGATAATATGCCTCGAACAAAACCCTATTGGACTATGCAACATTTATTTGAACAACCTGTGTATAAAGTTATATTTAAAAAAATAGATGTTGTCGAAAATCTACTATATGATGAAAAATATGTTATGTCGGGTACCTATTTCGCATTATTCAGCACTTATATTAGAGAAATTGTAGATAATTTACCATATTACATTAAAATACGTAACCAGAGAGCATCAGTTCATTCTTCATCTCAATATTATATTTTAAAACATGAGAACCTTTATCTAAAAAATAACCTGGCTATTACTAACCGAATGTTTCAAAAATATACTTTCCCTCAAAATCAATTTAACAATTAATATTGTTATTTTATTATATGATTGTTCAAGATCCTTCAAAAAATTCCCTAGAGTTATCTAGAAAAGAAGCTTTACAACTTGAATTACGATTAAATATTTCCGAATATGGTAATTTATGGTCTCAATTAGGTGATACATTATATGAGTATGCTATTGAAAAATCTACACCAAAAATAATGTCTGTGTCTACTTTCCAATTTATTGTATTAAAAAATTTTTCTAACGAACTATTCACACAACCTCAATAAAGTTCTTTTTTTTCAGTTCTTTTTTAAATGTTTGGAAATATATTAAGAATTCCTTACTTAATATATTTAATGTCGCGTAATATTCTTTACTTATTTCATAATAGTTCTACCGCCAATAAATTACCTGAAGATATCGTTGGTCATATATATACGTTTTTACCTATTAATACTAGGTCCGTTCTGGAAAATAATGATTTAATGCGGTATATCATGTCCTTTAATTCATGTGGATGGTGTCGTAGACAATTATCTAAACATAATGCCACTGTTTGCTCTGATTGTCATCAAGAAATGCTATATGAAGACGATGAAATAGCCTGGTATTATGGTTCTGAAATTTAATGTTTTTCCTGGGCATACATTAATACATTTTGTCCTTTCATCTTAGGTTTCTTTATTTTGGGTGCTTCCATACTTATTGAATCACATGTCATAGTCATCAATAAAATACCACCACAAACCATCATAATACCTATAAAAGGACCTATTTCAAATTTTGCTGTTTCAAAATAATATAATGATGATAAATATACAAATACAATTGTTAAACTCATAAATGCTGTTACATATCCAGGATTAGGAGCAAATTTAATACCTCTGTTAAAACAATAATCTCCCAATACATGAATCAATAAAACAACAACACATAATGTTAATAAATCATATTTTCTTTTCGTAAAATTCTTAAGTTTATTATTATACAGTAAATATATTATCCCACCTATTCCATAAATAACTCCCAACCAAGCAATTAAATCTGGAACAGACATTCCTTTATTTAATATATATTTTACTAATAACTGATAAATACCATATATTATAGCACCAGAAGCTGCGTAAAATGGCCACCTTATATGATGAGGCATATATATATATTTTCACTATATTTTAATTATTATATATACTATCGTAACATACCCTATCATCTATATTGGCTTTAGCTAGATATTCATACTCTTCATCATCCAATATATTACATTGACTTTTTATACAAGGAGCACAGCAACAACAACAACATTCTATAAATTTAGATAAAATATTACCCATTTATATTATTGTTAAATATAATATGTTTATCATTATTATCTAATTTTATAGTCGATAATTCTATATAATTTGAATGTGTTATTTTTGTCAGCTCCACAGATTTTTCCTTACATTCTAAGTAATCATGTATCATTAAAGATATTACTAATCCCATTTATATTATTGTTTTATTAAAAAATCAATAATATATTAATTATAATAATCATCATTGTTTTCATCATATGCTGCTATTTCTTCTGAACTAGCATCCATCGTTTGAAAATTTGAAACAACTCCTTGCATAAAATAAAATTTAAGAACAATTGCTACTACTATTGCTACAAAAAGAAGCGAACCCCACATCATTAAATGTGCTTGTTTTACTGTTGCTTTTGGACCTAAAAATGAGGCAAAGGCACCATCTTTGTCCATTCCTGAAAAATTCATTCCAAAAAATCCTATCATTGCACCCATTGGTAAAAATATAGCATTTGCTATTGTAAGGAAATTTAATGAACCCGATTGAGTAGATTGTTCTTGCATTTGTATATCTTCTTTTAATATATCTATACTCTGTTTTTTTCCTTGTAAACGTTCTAAATAATTTTTCAATTGTTTCGTTTTTAAGTTTTTTGGAGCCAATCCATCTTTTTGATCATTGATTATACTTTCCGACTTTAACATTAATTCCAAATATCGTTTGTATAATTCATTGAATTGTTTAGTAAAATCTCCCTTTGCATTCTTATCACCTGCTATAAAATCAGAATTTAAATTACTCCATGTCTCGTTAAATTCTTCAATATTAAGTAATAATTTACTTACTTCTTCTTGTGTTAATTCTGGACGAATTACTTTCCAACCTGAACCCAACGATTTTTGTTTTTGCTTTTGAGCAACATATTCATCCATTTTTATATATACAAATTTTACTATTAAAGCTGATAAGGCAATACCACCAAATAAAAATGTTAACATTTGAATATGATTATATTCATTAGAAGCCATATAATATATAAAAATATATTTATTTAGCACACAAATATATTATTTACATTATATATATGAAAGTAGGTGTTTATACAGGGACAAGTAATGCTGCTCCGTTTGTCATTAAAGAAGGAAACAAATATTCAGGAATCGCTATAGACATTTGGGAACGTGTAGCTAAAGATTTAGATATTGAATTTTATTATATTAAAGCTGAAGATGATTTAGAATTAGCCATTGATGATTTGAAAGATGGATTATATGATATTTTAATTGGACCAATAAGCATGAATGAAAGTAGATATGAAAAAGTAGATTTTACTTATCCGTGGTTTTTATCAAATGTTTCATTGTTAAAACAAAAATCTACCGGCGATAAGGAAGTTACTGTGGAATTAATTAAATTAATCACTGTTATTTTTATTATTACGTTTATCTTAACGACATTTAATGCTGTTTTTACACAAGTAATCAAAAAAAGAAGCACTAATATTATTTCAACAATCCAAAATACTATTTATTTAATTTTTGCTGGTAAAATTTCAAAATTACCTAAAACTGCTGAAAATAGCTTCTTAAAATTTATTAATATTTTTGTTATTATTTTAGGTATTCTTTTCGTTTTGAAATCATTCAAAACTATTATATATCCAACCGAAGAAACTATCGATCCTAAACAATATATCAAAAACAAAAAAGTGGTAGTTGAATTTGAATCTACACCATTAGAAGTATCTAGAAAACTTAAAGCGGTTCCAAAACAAGTTTTTGTTGATCCAAAAAAAATAAAACCTGGTAAGGATTTAAAATTAGACGAATATTTACAAGATCCTTCTGAATATGCTGGAGTAGTTGAACAACAAGCATATTTAAAACATTATCTAGATAATGGTGATAAAAGATATGATAATTTAGAAATAATAAAAGGTGATTTAGGATTGGAAGTATTGGCATTCCCAATACAAAAAAACTCACCAATTCTAAGCAAAATTAATCAACAACTACAAGAAAATCAAAACTCCAGAATTCATGAAATTATTGCTACCAAATATTTGGGTGCTGAATTAGCAAGAAATGCAAATTTTTAATTACTATATAATATTAACTATTTATATAGTAATATGTCTACTAATGAAGAAAATAAAAATGAAGAAAATATGGTAGCTATTGTTGATATGGCATATGATACTGCTTTACAACCAGATGCTGATTGGATGAATACTGCTTTACCTAGTTCACAAAATGAACCAGAAACCCTAGAAGCCGCTATTGAACGATTAGATATTGGTGAACATTGGGATAATAGAGATGTTGATGAGACTATAACGTTAGGTTCTGATGATATACGGGGCAATAAATTTGAATATGGTCGATATGTTACTTTAACCGATCCAGGTTATTTTATTGCTTCCCAATGGAGTTGGTTTGATGACGAGAACAAGAATATCGCATTAAATATTACTTATATTAAACAAGAACTTTTACCTCCTACTGCTGAAACAGATAATTTATGGACAATAGGACCTCCAATGTATACTTTTAATGGTTATAGTGATGAAATCGGTGAAGAATTTATAAAAGAATATGGGTCTAGACCAGATAAAAAATATGATATTGACGATATGGAACCAGGATATCATCTAACTGTTAAAACTGATAATGGTGAAATGATATATGGTAAAATTAAATCGATAGAAAATGATGATGACATAGTGATAATTTTTTACGATGGTTCTTCTTCTTGGAGTGTAGATATCAAAAATGTAAAAGAAGTAAAATGGGACCCATACAATAACACTGATACAAATATTTTAAGTATAAAAGGTTATGATAACATAAAAAATGATAAATATAAAGGTCAAGATATACCAATAAGATATGGGAATGTTGTTAAAATTGATGGAGACGCTGACGATTTCGATTATATTGTTGTTGATGGTTTTATCGCACGAGATGAGAAAACTATGCGATGGACGTTACAAACTGTGATTGTTCAGGAGAGACTTGATATGTTAAATCAAAATTTTAAATATAAAAAAGTTGATCCTATGACACTAAAATATAGAACTTTATTAGCATTTAATTCTCCATTGTATGCCGAAAAACAAGTATCTAATACCAATGATCTAGGTTGTTTATTACCAAAAAAAATCAAAGGCTTAAGATATATATTGGAAAGGGGTAAATATGCTGATACTTTACTTCCTGAATCAACTGTGGACATTCGTAAAACATACATGGGGGAAAGTATTGATTGGAACACTCCAGATTTTCGTATGTTAAAAGGCGATATCGTTAAAAAAAAAGGTGAAAATGACTTATATGAAATATTCGAAATACATAACGAAAATATCACTGGATATCCAGATGTTAAATTATTAAAATTAACTGACATTAAAACAGATGGGTTGGAAAATACTATCTATAATACCGATTTAAAACCATTCATTTTATTAGATTTAGATTTCATATTTGTTTCTAGGCAAAATAAGTGGGTCAATTATTTATCAGAACACTCTAACAAACACAGAGATCCTGAAAATTTTATAGCCAATATAAATAATTATGTAGAATATGGAAAGACATTAGTATGTGTTATACAAGATGATGGTCACTATAGGGTTGGTAGATTATTAAAAAAAAGCAATTCAGCCCTTCCACGATTATACGCAATTTATCCTCTATTTGATTTTGGATACGAGATTGCTCCTGATAATGAATTTATTGAGACACCTGAAAGCAACCAGATCGTTGCAATTCATGATGAACAAGATTTTGATTATATTTTTCCAGTTGAAATTCAAAGTAAACAACTAATAAAAATACACTTACAAGAAGTTAATGCTGTTATGGCGGAAAATAAAAGAAGAGAAGATTATTTAAAACACAAACATGTTGCTATTTTTTTCCAAAAAAAAATAGTTGATTATTTCGACATGATTTTTTCGAAAAATGTTTATATCAAATCAATTAACAAAAAGAAATCATTATACGAATTGTTATTTATAGAAACTGTCCATAGAAAAGAATATCATAGAGAACTAAAACATCTTGAAGAATTAATTGGTAAAGTTGTAGACGTATTTAAAAACCCAAGTCAAATACAATACAAACCAATAGAATACCCTCAAGATTTAATAATAGATTTTATTAACTTACAAGAGGATAACACACTATTATTAAATAATATTTCTGAAGATTATGATATATCTGATAAAAAAAATAAAGAAGAAATAATGATGGAATTCATAAATTCATTAGCTTCACCAGGAGAAGAATTTGATTACGAAGGTTGGGTTGCTGATTTTGGTATAAATAAAGGTTCTATGAAGGAATTGAGAAAACATCACGAAAAAAAACGCGAACAACACGCCGAATGGAAAGTAGACGATTGTCATCGCTTTAATTTAAAACGTAATATATTATCAGTATTATGTGCTTTAATTATACATTTCCTTAAATTTGTAGAAACAATAAATATTACCAGTGAAAATGTTATTTTTAGTATAGGAAAAAAATTCATGTCATTGGTTTTTAACTTAGATGATTGTAAATTAAATTCCGATAAATTGAATAATAGTTTATGTGCTTGGTTTAATTTTGCTTACAAACATATTAAAGAAAATAATGCTCTTGCTGATATAAATTTCAATGTAGCAGAGTCATCGCGCAGTAGTATTAGGCTTGATGAAAATCTCAATACAGGGCGATTAAGTCAAATTGCTAGAGATATACGAAGACGTGGTGAATTTTATCATAATTGCGAAGACCCAGGGAGTATTATGGCTTTTAACGAAATAAATAATACAAGAAGCGTTGAATTAGCAGAAGCTATAATGACGCGTTTGTCTCGAGTACTTTCGCCGCAAATAAGACAGCCCGGACCACAAGGACAACCACAAGCAACAACCATTATTCGTGACGCACAAAATGATATTAATTTTGCTAGACAACAAGAAGATAGGGAATGGGAAAATAGGCGCCGTCCGAGGACACCATCATACGACCCAGATGCCTCACCTATTTCCCGTGCCAGTTCAATGGCATCTACTGTTGATAATCAATCGTTATCCTCTGGTAGGAGTTCAGAATTCGATTCCGAACTTGATAATGATGCTAATACTGTAACTGTCGCGTGTGATGAATGTGGCGATAATCAATACTTCGATAGAGATATGAGCGATTTTGATATTCGTGAACAACTACGTGATGATAATTGGGACTTTGATAGCAACAACCACTCTTCATATTCATTCACAGAAGGTTGGTATTGTGGTGATTGTGGCCTTCCTGGTGATACCCGAACGTGGGAATGTGTTGATTGTGGAGAAGAAATAGAAGGACCCGATGATGATTATCCAGATGGTTGGACTATGGATGAGGATGGAAATGAAATATGTGAACGATGTCAGGACAACTACAATACATGCAACACTTGTGGTAGAATGGCTGAGAGAGATGGAGAGAATGGACCGGATGGTTGGGAGGAAGATGATGAATGGGGTTGGAATTGCGAAGCGTGTGCTACTAATATAAGAATAGGTCGGGAAAGACAGAGAGCACAGGAAGAAAAACAAGATGTTGGTGACAATGAAACAAAAGAAGGTGGTGCTATTCATAAAAAGAAAAGAACACGTAGAAAAACACAGAAAAAGAAAAAGAAAAAACAATCAAGAAAATCTAAAAAAAGATAAATTTATAATCATTATATAATATATAATGCTTTATAAAGTAGGTGTATTGAGTAATAGCAATGATGCTCCATTTTCAATAAAAGATAATAATAATGATAAATCGGAGAAATCTTTAGATAATTGGGGAAAAGCTATTGATGAACAAAAATTACCATATTTAATAACGGGAAACGATAATAGATTTTCCGGTATTGCTGTAGATATGTGGAAAAAAATAGCATCTGTCTTAAAAATAAATTATCGGTTTATTGATGCCGGAATTAATCATAAAGAAGCTATTGAAAAATTATCAAAAGGTGAATATGATATTTTAGTAGGAAATTTGAATAAATATTCCAAAATGAATTACAATATTAAAGCTTCTTCTCCATACTATTTATCCAAAAACGCTGAAGGTATTTTCAATAAGAAATCATTCGCCGCATTACATGGTATTTTTCAATTACTTTCCTTTTTTTTAACATTTGTTATTGTATCTAGTCTTTTACATTATTTCATATTAAAGGATAAATCATTTGTTCATGCTTTCAAATTTACGATTAGTAGCGCACTTGTAATATTTCAACAAACAACCAATAAACAATCTAATACTGCTTTTATGTTTCAATTGTTTAATACTTTAATAACTATTGGTATTTTTAGTTATTTTGCTTTTGATATTTTAAAAGCTAAGAAGTATTCGCCAGGTGAAAAGGTTGTTGATTTAAGTGGTAATTTTGAAACATTACAATATATATCAAAAAAAAATAATTATCCTAATTTAGATATATTACCCACTAACTGGAATACAAATGTATTTTTATTAAATTCTGATGTTCCTATTATTAACGATATAAATCGAACTATTTTATATTTCCGTGGAATAAATAAAGGACATATAGCTGAAAAAATTTCCAATAAATATACATCGAATAATATTGGTCATGGGTCTTTTTAAAATATTTATTATATATATATGATTAGAGTTGGTATTATTAATGCTTCGCCATTAACAACTACAACTGATGATATGTATTCTGAAGGTTATACTAGAAAAACTGGTTTATTAGTAGATATATGGGAAACTATAGCAAAAAGAGAAGGAATTCAATTTGAATACGTACCTACTGCTGATTGGATTGACCAAAATATGATTGATGAAGAATCTTTTTTTAAACATATGGCAAAAGATGATTCGAAAATTGATATTTATTTGGGAGACGCTCAATTAAACGCAAAATTTAATCAATATGTTGATTTTTCATATCCATTTTATTATTTAAAATCAGATATTATGCATTATGAAGAACCAGTGTATAATAAAATTGTCGCATTTTTAACTAATTCATTGAAATTTTTAGCTATTTATTTTATTATTACATTAGCTATTAATAGTTTTATTATCAATGACGAATACAAAAAAATGATGAAAAATAATCTAACTGGAACTCTATTTTTATTTACACTAAGCGCTACGTTTTCTTTTTTACATAAAACTGATGTATTCTCAAATCCTAAATCACAATCTGTTAAAATACTAAAAACTATTTATACTATTACCGGTTTCTTATTATTAGTATATGTTATTGCCAGTATTATCGAAATTTTTAAAAATAGATATAGTAAAAAAGTTGTTCCCGATAAAGAAATACTAAGTTTTGATTATAATCCACAAATTGATATCATGCAATCGTTGAATTATCCTTATAAAATGTTAACTGAAAAAAAGTCATTTTATACCGGAGGAACCGGGGATGCTAATGATGATATGGGTATGGATGTGAAAGCTGCTGCTGCTGAAGATGCTTATACAGCTAGTCCAGAAGAAGTTAGAGGTAATTTAATTAAATTTTATCTAGGTAAATCTAATGAATACAGTGGTATTGCTCCTATTCCAAATATGTATCGTAAATATCAAAATAAACAAAGCAATGATCCCAATAATGCAAAATTAAAAAAATCTCCTTATTATTTCCCAGTGTCTAACGTGGCTATCGCTATGAAAAAATCTCTACCATATTCATATAAACAAAGTATTAATAAACAAATTATAAGAATGGCTGAAGATGGAACCTTAAAACGATTGGCTAAAAAATCTGATATTGGTGGTGGCATGGTAGAAGATAATGAAATTTTTCAAATTCATAATCCTAAAAAATAATTATTCGTTGGTTAAACTCTCTATTGCTGTTTTTATATTGAGATTTTCACCTATTTGTTTTATTATTTCTTTTTTATCCTTTTCTCTTTTTTCTTGGTCTTCTGTAGCACCAGTTATGGTTTGAATAATCTTATGCCATTCTAATAATAACTCTTTATCTGTTTCATAATTGGGATGCTCGTTTTCCCAATTACGTAACTGTTTTACTTTTTTAATAGTAACGTCGTTTATAGCTTTTTCTACTTTACTACCTCCATCATCTTTTTCCCAGGCTCCTTCTTCCATAACATAAAATTTCTGTCTTTTGGGATCACTACAGTGTATTGGTCTCTCTGTTGTAGGTAATTCTTTCAGTCCCTTTAATAATAAATTTGTATATCCATCTACATATCCTAAATGATTTGTTGTTTGTAAATCTTGTAATGTAACTTGTAAATCTTGTATGAAATCCGTTAAATTCATAGCACCTTTACAGTGTTCATTCAAAAACACATTTATTGATATTTTTTGATTATTATTAGTCGTATTTGTTATATTTACATGTTTCGTACTTTCAATTACTTCCAACATTTTTGATTGATTTTTATTCATCAAATCAATCATCTTTTGCATTTCTTTTTTTTGCTCTTTTTCTTCATGTAATTTTTTATGACGATAAAAACTCGAATGATGTTTATATCCTTTACCACAATAATCACAAATATATGAATATGTTTTTGTTTTTTTGGTTTTTGCAACTTTTTGTTGCAAATGTGTAGCATTTTGTAGCATTTTATGTTTCTGGGTTGCTAAATGTTTGTTCCATGAAGATTTCCTAGACGTTGAATAATCACATTTAGAACAATTATATTTTTTTGCAACTTTTTGTTGCAAATATGTAGCATTTTGTAGCATTTATTTTATAATGAGATTTTTTTTCTAAATCGTTTTTAGTTCTTTTTTTTTAGTTCCTTTTATTCCTTACCATAAACTTCCTACATAATTTATAGAGTATAATTATATATTTACCTACATTACCTAGTAACATGGCAATAATTTCACATATTTTCACAAGCTTTTTGCATATTTGCAAATATGGACAAAAATATTTGTCCAAAAAACAAAATTCCAAAATACTTTTGAAAAAAACAGAAAATTGCTTAAGTATAAAAAACAATAAATACATTAATTATACTTTGTTACTTAAAGGATTTATATTTGAAATATACCATGAAATTTGATAAAAAATACAAAAATAAAAATTCCTTAAGTATCATTTTTATATATTATACTTTGAATACTTAAAGATTTTTATAATTTATAATTAAAAAGATAATAAAGTATTGTTATTTATTATTACTATGATATGTAGAATATTCTTATTTAGAATATTTCTGTTTTTATTTATATGCGTTCAATCCGAATCAACATTAACAAAATCATGTTCAGGTCATGATGGTTGTAAAAATGAGGAGTGGATAGGTTCATATGATGTTACTTGTAATGGTGGTGAAAGAATTTGTCATAATACAGTATTAAAATGTGGTAGGGAAAGTTGTTCAATTAAGGTAAAAGGAGGTGGTCATGATGCTTATCAAAACAGTATCGTATATGCTCAAAATATTAAGAAAGGTGGAACATTTAAATTATCTTGTAAAGCAACTGGTTCAAGGGAATGCAGAGATAATATTATTTATTGCCCAAGAGAAGTTGGTACAGAATGTATTTGTGAAAGTTGTCATTCATCAACAATAATGTATTATAAATATGGAACCAAATACACATCCGGGGGAGCAACCACAAAAAGATATTGGGATGAACCTGTTGTATGTGATGGAAAAATTGTATGCGATGTTGATAAAAGAACAAAAGATTTAGATTATGGATCTTATGGCCCTTGGCAATATTTGTATAATTATCCTTCGATATCAAATAGTTATACTTTATATACAGATATAAACGGAAATACTTTACAAGATTTTTCAATGTTTATTGCCGAAGATTATAAATCATGGTCATATAAATCACTAGCCGGTCAAACACCTCATTATACATATGAACTTATCAATTATACCCAAATATATGGAACGATGGGAAAAATATGTAGAAGAAGAAGTTATGATGATCCGACCAAGTATTATGCTTATAGAGGATATTGTGATAAATATAAATATGGAAATCCTTATGAAGGTTTTTGGGTGTTGGGTGAACCAGCACAGAGTTGTACTGATGCTTGTATACATTATAACATGACTTGTGATAAACAAAAACATCTTGACCATTTGCCTGAATTAGAAGGTCCAGATTTTGGCAACATATTACATCGTTTTAATGCTACCTGTGATAGTTATATTACCGAATGGATACACGGGAAAAGAACACCAGTATATAATGCGTTGACAAGGCAATGTGTGTTATCAAACTTGACAAGAACTGGCAACAACTGGTATTGTAATGAACCACCGTGGACGAATGGCGCTGCCGATGAAGATAAACGAAGATTATGTTGGTGTTCACCTACTACAGTTAAACCAGTAAAAATTTGCGACGTAAATAGAACAAGATATATTAACACTACCCGATATATTAACGCTACCAGATGGATTAACACTACACGATATATTAACACTACCCGATATATTAACGCTACGCGGTGGATTAACACTACTAGATGGGTTGATAAGGAAAAAATAATTTGGATAAATCAAACCAGATGGATAAATCAAACCAGATTTATAGATAAGGAAAAAATAAATTGGATAAATCAAACCAGATTTATAGATAAGGAAAGAATAAATTGGATTAATAGAACGCGATGGTTAAATACTACATTTGATATAACTAGGTGGAACGATAAAATTAGGTGGAAAAATCATACACGTTGGTTCAATAAAACTAATGTGATAAATAAAACCAACATTATAAATAAAACAATCATATCGTATAAAATAAAGTATATTGATAAAATACGTTGGATAAATAAAACTACAATTGTATCAAATAATAATAATAACTACAAATATATATATTCTCAAAACAATACAGAAACTGACGAAGAAAGACAAAATAGCATTATTTTTGGATTAACAAATCAAGATGTTATTATATTTTCAGGAAGTTTGGCTGGTATTATGTTTCTTTTTTGTATGTTTTATATAACCTGGGAATATTGCGGACTAAAAGATAAAGTATCATCTTGTTTACAAGATATCATATTGGATTATTGTTGTTTTGGTATGGGTGAATATTTTTTATGTATGTTGGATATTATTGGTTGTGTAAATATGGTTCATGGTGACGAAGAAGAAGAAACACCTATTGAAAATACAAGAAGATTTGTAAGACAAGCCACTCAAGAAATTGTTGATGAAGTACATAAAAAAACAGATCGTATTGGTATAGAAATAACTGAACCAAATCATCATGTAATTCATCATAGAGAAATTTTGACGCCGGGTGGGACACGACAAAGACGAAAAAGTATCATGGTTTAACCTACTAAATTAGCCTGTATCCATTTACGAATATTATAATTTAATGGTTTCAATAATTTTTGTAAACCTTCAGCATAATATTTTACGGATTTATCATCCTTTTCATTTTCCATTAATAATAATGTATTGAAAACAATCTGTAGAATTTCTTGACTATATAATGTTTTTATTTTTTGAAATACTACATCAATACTAACACCATCATCGTCATTGTTTGTTTTGAATAATTCAGCATTTTCCATTTCCAGTAAATTTTTATATAATGCTAATGTTTGTGTAATTGTATGATTATTACTATATGAATAGGTGTTAATTAACTTTTCAAGACCTTTAATTGCTCTTAATAAAAAATATCCGAAAATTTCATCGGTTTGTGATTTATACCATTTGTAATAACGCCTAATAGCATGATATAAGTAATACAAATCTTCTTGGCTATCCGCATTATACCATCTCATTACTCCCTGATGCCATTTTGGACTTTGTAATGTTAAAATATTATTATCAATACTCATTTTTGTCCCTACTTTTAAATTTGATAAAATAGCCAATTGGATAATAGTTTGTAAAGGTTCTATTATCATTGTTGATTTTTCTTTCGTTCCTTTTTTCAAAGAATTTATGCTCGCTAGATTAGTTAATAATTCCATTGTATATAATAAAACAATTATATTTAAATATTTCAAATGTATTTAAATATAATTTATTTGTCATGATTAATGAACCTTGTAGAAGAAGATGAAGAACAAAAAGACTTTTGGTTTCCAAAACATGATAAACGTGTTCAAAATTTCGCTACATTAACAAGTAAAGAACAATTAGACGTTATTGAAATTGGATTTATTATGAGAGATATTGGACTTAATGAAGCTAAAAGGATCATAAATGGTGAAAAACGTGCTGAAATGAATTCTGTTAAAGATCATTACGAGAAATTATTGGAAGAAAAGGTAGAAAGAATACAAGAATTAAAAAATAATAATAATAAACTAAAGCGTGATAAAAATTATGAAATACAGGAAAAAACACAAGAAATAAGAAATCAGACTGAGAATAAATACAAAACAATGTATGAACATGAAATAGATACTTTAAGAAATGACATTAAAATCCTTAAAGAAGATGACCGGAAACAGCGTGAAGAAAAATTGGATTTGATCAATAAACATAATAAAAAGGTAATGGAACAGTCAGAGAAATATTCTGATAGAATAGCTGAATTATTACAGGAAAGCTTTCAACAATCATTAATGAATGAAAATTCCAGTAAAAAAGGAGATGAAGGAGAAAATTGGTTATATAATGAATGTCATAGGCAATTTAAAAGTGCATGTGTTGAACATGTTGGTAAACAGGGTCATATGGGTGATTTTACGATAAAAGAAGGTAATATAATGGGTATGTTAGAATCTAAAATTTATAGTAGAAATGTTAAACAGAGCGAAGTAGATAAGTTTGAAAAGGATATGCGTGAGAATGATAGTTTTGATTATGGTATATTTTGTAGTTTAACCTCTGGTATTGTGAATAAAAAGGAAAATGTTACATTGGAATTTGTCCTGGGAAAACCAGTGATATATCTTACTAATTTAAAAGATAATCCAAATTTGTTATATGTTGCAAGACTAAATTGTTTATTTATTTTGAAAAATAAAGATGATTATAATATAGCAAAAGAAGAAGATCAATCGAAATTACAAGAAATATTCAAAAAACGAACCAAACGATTCAATAAAAGAAAGAAAAATATTGAAAAACGAGAAAAACAAATAAAAGAAGATAAAAAATTATTGGAGGAGGATATGAATGAAGCTTTGGTAATTAAGGAATTAATTAATGTTATCTATTAATATATGTGGTACTTTTGTAAATTTAAGGATTTTTTCGGTAAGCCTGGTGAAGGATTACATAGATATAGAATATTTAATATGGCTATGATAGATATATTTGCTACTCTTGTTTTAGCGTGGGTTTTACATAGATATTATTTCATGTATACTCATTATTTGAATGTGTTGTTATTTACTTTTATAGTGGGAATTTTGTTACATCGTTTATTTTGTGTAAGAACTACTGTTGATAAGTTTTTATTTAAATAATTATTAATATTAGTTATTTATATATGGCTAGTTTAACTAATGATAATAAAGATATTGATATACCTGAAGGATTAATTACACCACACATGGAAAATAAACCATATTATAAACTATATGAACAACAAGAAAATATAGACGAATTAGTAGATATTATTATGTATTTTCAAGCTACTGATTCTTATCATGATTGGACAAAAAACAGAACAAAAGGCTCAAAAAGAACGAAAGGAAAAATAAAAGATACTTTAAAAAATATTTTTAAACGTATTTTTAAAAATCCAAATGTAAGTAATTACAAAAGCGAAAAAGCTTTTCATAATGAAATAATGAAAGAAGAAATATTAACTGGTTATAAAGAACAAAATATAGATAGAGAAGATCTCATTGATATATTACAAGAGAATTCAAACAATAAACAAGTATATTTTTATATAGATCAACAAAAGGGCTTTTTTCCAGCGTGGAATAAAACTAAAATACAAAATTTTCTCCCACCTCCTATTGTTGTAAATACACGTTCAACATTATCAGACCCGGGTGGTTCATCAAAACCAGATTCAGGTGGAGAAACAACGACAGCATATAAGGATGGTAAAATTATATATGCTTTAGAAAATACGAGTAATTCGGTTATAAAATATTCTAAGTTTGATAATTTTAATAATAATTTTAGTGATATAATAGTACCACATAGTGATATTTTATCAACATTAATGATAACAACACCAGACCCAACTGTTTTATTAAATAATAAGAAAGAACAAGAAAAAAAGAAAGGAAAAAAAAAAAGAAAAATTGCAAACTATATTTGGAATAAAAAGTTATATTCTTCAAATTTGATATTTCTTGATTCAAATGGTAAACTTATTATAACAGATGGTGATTACGCATCTGTTAAAAAAAGTTTTAGTTATTCTATAAAGAATAAGAAAAGTATATTTAACTATTTTCAAGAAAAAATATCCAAAGTATGGTACAAAAACAAAAATAAAACAGTAGATGATAAAAAAATACATAGTAAAGGTTCTCTAGAAACAATGGTGATATCAAAGCGTTTAGGTGATTGGTTACAAGCATTTATAATGACAATGAAGAAAGATTTGTATATTGATACATTTGCATTTAAAAATAATACATGGGAAAAAGATGACACAATTACAATAAACTACAACAAAGATAACCAAATCAAATATTTACTTACAAACGACAGATTATTAAGAGATTTTGCTTTATTTATTGGTGTTGATGGGGTAGTATATTATCCACCATCGAGTAGAGCACAAATATTTACTCGTTTAGATAGACTTAATGTGAATAAAGAAGAAATGAAAAATGTATTAAGAAAAAATCTTATTGATAGATATAATAAAGTTCAAAAACAAAATATAAAAACAATAAATACATTTGAAGCCATAAAAGAAACATACAAAAGATTTGACGTAAAAAAAAATAAAATTACAAAAGAATTACAAGATGATATAAAAACTATAGATCTTTTATATCAAGAAAAAGACAGTATTAATAAATACGAAAAAATCTATATTCAATTATTAAAAACATGCAATTATTATTTAAGTTATATTTCTGATTATTGGTCTTACAAAACATTTATTAGCAATGAAGAGTTTATTAATAAAAATGAAGCACTAATGAAAAGAAATATAAAGGATATTGAAACAAATGAAGAACTCATAACCTATATCAATAATTATGATCATTTCTTATCAAAAAAGAAAAATGTTGTAAATGTTTTTAATACTTGGTTAGATGAAAAGAAACCAAAAAATAAAAACAATAATGTCAATATTGAAAAATCAAGAACAAATATAACACTATTTAATGAGATAACAGCAAAATCATGGAACCGAAAATTTAAAAATTTTATATGGAATAATACTACTATAAATAATCAAGTAGGTGAAAAAACATTAGTATATTCTTTTAATATTTTTAATGATTATGTAGAGAGCGGATTTGTTGACGAAGAATTTCTTTTAAATATTCAAGATATGTTTCAAACTTTTTTTAAAAACATTGAAGAAAGGAAGAAAAATAAAAACATGATAAAAGATTTGGAAAAAATATTTAACTTTAAAAAAATAAAAAAACAGCGTGGGAATAAGAAATATGCTGTGTTAGAAAAAAATATATATAAATATTATGATGTAAAAAGAGCATATATAGAAAAATGTATAGGTATTCGTAACCAAAAAGGAGGGGATCCTACTTTATCAGTGAATAATATTTTTAATGTTGATAATTTATTTAAATATTTAACATTAGAACAACCAAAAAAAATAAATTATGATATTACACCCTTAAATAAAGAATATGTAATGAATGATGTTAAAAACACATTTTATAATACATTATCTACAAAAAAAAGTCCCTCTATTGGAATATTTAATGATGTAGAAATGTATTTATCAGCATTTAATTATTCTGATATTTTCATGGATAGAATTATATATATGTTGAATGAATTAAATATAAATTATAATGATATTCGACCAGATGATTATGTTTCGTCAATATTATTTTATTTGAATAATCCAACAAATATAATTTATACAAATTATACAAATATTGAAAAAATAATAGATCCAAATATTTATGCTCTACATATAGATAGTGAATATTTTGATTCATTAAATAATGATATACAATATGGTGGGGAACATTCAGATGATGAAGATGATGAAGAAAAACAAGATACAACAATAGAAAATAATGATTTTGAAGAACAAGAAGATGATAATATTGAAGAAGAATATGTAGAAATACAAAGAGATCTTTTAAATAATGTCAACGTAATAGAAATATTTAAAGGATTGATAGATGAAATAAATAGCGATACAGATTTACAACCATCGGAGAAAAAATCATTAGTACAAAATCACATAGATATATATGTTTTTTATCTGTATTTGAATATAATAAAAAAAGAGAAACAAGATATATATATACGAAAATTAAATGCTAGAGATGAAGTATTTGATTGGGATAAAACAATTTATAAAACCAAACAACCGGATAGATATAGTCCGGAATTATTGTATTATTATGAAGATAAAACGGAAATAAATGGGGAAGAAGTAATAGTTATGGTCGAATGTTCGTCGAAAGGAAACCCTCTTAAAATGGAGGCTGAAGAGAATTTACGCATAAAATATATAATACAACAGTATGTAAATGAAATAATAAATGAAATAAATGACCCATTGTTGAAAGAATATGGAAATTATTCATCCAAAATACCAACAACTAATTTATATCATAGAAGAATATTAATAAAGGAATATGAACCAGATGGTATTGAAATAGAAAAATCTAGAAAAAAATAAATAATTCTATTTAGACATATCTAAAAGGATTTTTTCTAGGTTTTTCAAAAAATCATAATTTTCGTTATTGATTTTATTAATAAAATCATTAATTTTCATTGTTTTAATACCCATTTCTACAAATATTTCAAATAAACGATTTCTAGATGACTGTTTATTGGATAATTCTCTTACCATGAAAATATTATTCAATCGCAATCTACGGACATATTCTTTTTCTAATTCTTTTGCTATAGATTTATTCTTTAAGGTTTTAAAGTTGACTTCTCCCTCACAATAATACTTAAATATTAATTTTTCCTTATTGTCTTTATATTCTGTGAATTCAATTAAGTTTTTTAAATTTAACCCTTCCATCTTATAATATTTTACTATATTATATTTAAATGTCAATCAACTATATTTTTAAAATAGTAATCGCCGGCGATACAAATACAGGTAAAACATCTTTTTGTGATCTTATACAGGGAAATAGTTTTAAACAAAAAACCATACCTACAATAGGCATTGAATTTTTTAGTTCTATGATTTCTATTGATGGTCAAATGATAAAAACTCAAATGTGGGATGTATCTGGAGATGTGAAGTTTCGTAGCATATTGACACCATATTTCAAAGGAACATGCGGAGTGATTTTATTCTATGATGTATCTGAAATTGATTCATTCCATCATCTTACCGATTGGATAAATAAATTTATAAGAAAAGATAGTAATATACCTATTATTATAATTGGTAATAAAACGGATAAACCACGCTCAATTAGTAGAAGTTATGCTGAAGGATTTGCAGCAGAAAAAAATTATTATTATAATGAAATGAGTGTAAAAGATTATAATAACGTTAAAGAAACATTCAGATATTTTATTAAAAAAATATATGAAAGAAAAAACAATATTGATGGAGTTAGAACAATAATTCCAGAAAAAATGGAATTGGAAGATGAACATGTTAGTTTAAACTGTGGAAAATGTATGATAAGTTAATATTTATATAAATAGTTGATCTTTAAAGCAAAAGACCAGTTCATATCATTCAAATTTAATGGTATACCTTTATCATTTAATAATTTTATATGCAATCTTCTTATTCTAACAGGTCCAAAATATTCTCTTTTATTTTCACCTATTTGATTTTGCCCCATAACTACAACACCAAAATTATTTGATTTGTTTATTGGTAATCTCGCCAGGATATCCGAACTTGTAGGACTATAATAACGATCTTGGTTCAATATATTTTGAGCATGTTTAATTTGATTTACAGTATATTCTTGAGCCTGTGTTAATTGATTTTTTATTGGTGTTGTTGAAGCATTTGTACCTTCGCGAGATTGTATATCTTCTGTTTCATCAACACATGCCTTCTTTTTGAAATAATCAGGTAATTCAAATTTATCCTTATTATTTGTTAATGAAATTAAACCTTGTGTCACCCTATTATTTATATATTCATCAACGTATAATAAAACATATCTACTACCATAAGTATCCACAAGAGATTCTCCTGTGATAGATTCTATAACAGTGTTATTAGACGGATTTTCCGTAACGGCTACTATTTTGTATTCTTTTTTTCTAAAACCCATTAACCATCCCAAATTATAATCTATTTTACCACCACCACCATTGGAACAAGTTGAATTAAATTCGGGCCCATAAAATTTTATATTGATAAATTGAGTATTTGTAATTGGATCGCGCACTATCCCAGCAGGCCAATCATTAAAATAATTCCAATGAACTTGAAACTGTATTTTATTTGTATTTGGGTTATAAATTAATCGAATAGGTAAACCAAAAGAATTAACGGTAGTCGCAAAATCTATTTGTAGAACACCATTTATAGTATTTACAAGTTCATTAGCTGTATAATTACCATTTGGTATGATACACGTATACGTACCATTATTATAATTAGCCACATTATGGTCAGAATGCATACCTATACAATCAACGTGTTCAATAACAAAACTATTTGTTCCATAATCACTTGAAAACGTATACCAACTATGTGGTAATTCAATGCTATGTAAAGACATATCCAAAACATTCGTTAAAGGTTCAGATAAATCAATAATAAAATCTTCTGAATTGTTTACATATTGACTATCGCCAGGCCCAATATCAATACCATTTTCACATAAAGCACCACTATTATCAAAAATACGCCGATATTGACTATCAATATTAACTATTTGTGTCATAACAGAATGTTCATTTTGATTTAATGTTCCTATTTTAACTGGATTATTTTGTGAAAGTAATTTGCTTCTATCAATAATATTGTATTTTTCCATTTCATTTCTAGAAACAAATGTGTTGCTTGTTGGTGTTTTATAATTCATTTCTTCCTTGGTTATTTCAGCTTCTAATATAAATTTTGCCTTTTGAAAAAATAATACATAATCTCTATGATTTTTCTTCATATAGGTTTCTATAAAATCATTTGCTACCGCATCTAAATCAGTTTTTGAATATGGTTTTTCAAGGTCAAATATTTTTTCCAATTCTTCTACTGTATAATCATCAGCATTAAAGTTGGTTTCATCCATTATAATAATAATATTTATTTTTTTAATAGAAAATTTGTTAAATTGATGAAAAATCATATGATTTTAATATCAACATATACAAATTATTATGTTAAAACAAAACGAAGAAATGACAGATTGTCCAATATGTTGCGAAGAATTTACTAAAAAAGCAAGGGCACCTATTAAGTGTGGTCATTGTGATTTTACTTCTTGTAAACAGTGTGTGAGAAAATTTGCTATTAATCCAGATACATTCGATGAACCACATTGTATGAGTTGTAATGGTAAATGGGATAGAAGTTTCTTTAAAAAAGCTGTTAATACATCGTGGTTTAATGGCAATCATGGATATAAACAACATATGAAAAATGGACTATTTCATCTAGAAAAAGCAAGGTTTCCTGAAACAATGGAAGCTGTATCAAATTATGTGAAAGTTCCACAATTTCGTCAAGATAACCGAAATATGGAAAAAGAAGTAACAGAGATGCAAGAAAAGTTATGGCAATTGAAACGCCATATACGCATTAATAAACAAAATATTGAACGGTTTACTATGGGATTACCAGCTATTAATATTGAAACAAAAAAAAAAGATAAAAAGGTATTTATCCATAGATGTCCAGCTGCTGAATGTTTAGGATTCCTAAGTAGCGCATGGAAATGTGGTATTTGTAACGTCTGGGCATGTAGTAATTGTGGTGAAATTAAAGGACATACCAGTGACACAGTATCGAAAGAACAATTGGATGAACTACATGTTTGTAAGCCAGAAAATATTGAATCAATGAATATGATTAAAAAAGAAACCAGACCATGCCCCGATTGCGCGGTTCCTATATTTAAAATATCGGGTTGCGATCAAATGTGGTGTACTCAATGTCATATTGCGTTTTCATGGAATACAGGAAGAAAAGTTACAGGCGTTGTTCATAACCCACATTTTTATGCATGGGCTAGAGAAAATAATACAAATGCTAGAAGGGTTGTGGGTGAAGTGGCTTGTGGTGGAATACCTGGAAGAGGTGAACTTATGGGTATGGTCCGGGCGTTTGTTGATACACTAATGGTATGGGAAGTATCCGCTTCAAATAATGGTCGTCGTTATCTAAATCAGCAACAACTTCAGCAAATAAAATCAATATTTAATTATAGTGATTTCACTTCAAAACATAAAATAACTCTTTCTGATTTAAAAAATATAAGTAGTTCAACTTGTAGATCATCTGAAGAGACAAAAGAACGTGTCCAAAAAAGAGTAAATAATGTATGGTATTTATTATTCTTGGACTTCTTATTAAATTCGGATGATTATCATAGACGATTAACACATTTTCGTGCTGTAGAATTAGACACATTAAGACGTGACAATCAAAATCAAACAGATAATAAAATGCTAAGAATACAATATTTATCAAAAGAAATAACACAAAAAGTTTTTGAAACAAAATTACTTAGCCTTGATAAAAAGAAAAGAAAGAAAATAGCATTGCTCGAATTATTTGAATTGGTAAATACGGTTTTTACAGAAACATTTATAGATATAATAAACAAGATGAGAATGATACTACCTATATTTAATAGTTGGTCGCAACAAGATGATTATGAAGAAAACCTACTAGGTATTATGGATAATTTTAAAAGAATTGTTAGAATAACATGTTATGCTAATAAACAATTAAGGAAAATATCACACGAATTTAATTTATGTGTCCCACATATATGTTTTGATTTAAGTATGTATAGAGGATCGTATAAATATTTCAAGGAAATTGATTATGTAGAACCCAATATAAATGGTTCTATGGAAGAATCAAATAAGTTAAAAAACGTGCTAGCATTAAATCAAGTGCAATCCGTTTTAAATAATAAAGATATTGTATCTCATCCATTGAGATATTTTAAGCGCATTAAGAATGTATTAATCACAGTGTATGGTGGAAATAATAAGTCTCATTTCAATATAAATACTCCTATTCATAGTTATGTATATCTGAAAGAAAATGGCTCATATCTAAAAAAAAATAATCAAACGTACATGAAAAAAGATACAATACTAGCACCCATACCTATAATTGTTTTAAATCTTCTTAAAAATTATTTTATGATAAAATTATCACCTATGATAAAAGTTTCCCCAAATGAATATGATATATCAAAAATAAAAATAAGTGACGGGGGTTTTACAGATGATAGTTTCTATCCATGGAAAGGTGTTGATGACGAACTTAGAGCATATAAGCTTTATAAAAAAGCCATATCATATATGAAATCATTTATGGAAATTGTAAATAGTAAAAAAATGCCCTATAATAGAAACATTCAATGTTCAAAAGGTAAAACTATAAAATGGCATGAAGAAACTACCTTACCAATGTTTATTAATAACGAATAAATAATTTATGTAAAAAGTTATTTATCTTATCAGGATCTACAAATTTTTTAATGTCTATTGTATTGATTTGACTAGGTGATCGTTTGTAATGATTACATCCATAAAACAATCGTTTTTCTATAGATGTAACTATTTCTTTATCTTCCTCTTTTACTTGTGAAATATCTACACGAATATTACTTTGATATGGTTTACCTTCGCTCTTCCAATTACCAGAATACATATGAACTCTCTGTTTTGGGTGACGATAATTTTGAATTAAACCAAATCCCATAATTTTATTTTTTTGATTATTCATTTCAATAACAACCAATAAACTATTTATAGGTATTTTCTCACTTATAGATTTTCTAGGCGTGTAAATACAACCGGACCAATTGTTATTTTCTCTCCATCTTTTATTTTCACTAAACGTAATATCATTAAATCTAGCTAGCCCTATATAAAATCGCTTATTACTTAATCGTGATGACATTATTTTACTTTATTAAATTTTCTCTTCGTTCTTTTCAATTTATTTTTTGCTCTAAATAAAGGGTTTATTATAGAAACCATTTTTGGATCTATTTTATTAGATAAATCCAATAATTTACCACCAATACTATTAGCAGGCATAGAAGCCAGTAATTTATTATCCAAAGGATTTTGCGTATATAAATCTATTAACGTTTTTTCAAACATTCTATATTTCAAATAATATCCTTCTGCTTGTTCTTCTAATTTTTCCTTACAATTACGGAATTTTTCCGGACATTTTCCTAGTCGTTCAAAATTTTTAGCATATTCCTTTGATTTTTTTAAATGTGTATGCATCACAATGATAGATGGTAAGAATTTATCATTGATTTTCGTATTGATAATTTTATCAAGATGGTTAGCGTGACAATTCATAAACGTTCCATATTCTTTTTTAAAAATATTATCAATTCTCTCCCATTTTTTACTTCGTTTTAATCTTAATCTACTAATAGCCGTATTTGATAACGCACATCTAATCATAATAGCACTGTGATGATCGCCTATATCATGTGCTTTTTTAGCTAGCGAATAATAATAACCAACATTATATCGAATACGAGTAACTGTATTTGGTTTATTATTACCATCTGTTAAAATTAATAAAACCAAATTTGTTATAGCGTTATCTACAGCCACTGGTAAACAGTCTTGTAGAATTTCATGCAATAAAGCAAACATTCTACAACTAGAATATCTTAATTGACGACTATTCCTTGATAATTTTATATCATAATCACTTGTAAATAATTTATGAATTATATTTTTAATACATCCTGATTTTACATTTTCATTTTCATAACACATATTAAATAATTTTATTCCTTCATCTGAAAGCACACGATCTCTAGGCATTTAAATACTTATATCTCTTTTATTTTAAGTTCTTTTTTTTTGGTTCTTTTTTTTATTGTTAAAAAACGAAAAAATACCATATATATATATATATATATATATGGATGAACATGTATCGAAAATAGCATTTTTATTTTTAGCATTCGCCGTTGTTTC